AATTTCACCTGTTGGTACATCAATATATAATTTAGTTGTTCCAGAATTTGAAGTTGTAGTTAATTCTAAAACTCCTGCTCCTCCAGTACATGCAATTGAAATTGAATAAACTCTTACCGGCGGCGCTATAATTGCAGTTGCTCCTGCAGCTGCTGCGGATCTAGTAGCTTGTATATTTAATTGACTCATATTTTTTCCTTAAATTTCTATGCTCCCGAAGGAGCATAGATTAATTATTTATTATTACGCTGCGAATACAAACGCACCAGTAACTTGAGTAGTCTCAGCTGCTAGTTTTGTTGCAATATGCCATGTAGCATCTTCGTAACAAATAAAAGCAATTTGTCCACCAGTAGTCAACAAGTTTGTTGCTGCGTTAGCTGGTGTAAAAGTTAATTTAGTTTCACCTGCTGCTGAAGTATCAAAAGTTACTTCACTTGAACCTCTTGATTCAATTACTGAACCAGTTGCCCAAACATCAGAACCTGCTGCATCAAAAACTAATGTAGCTGTTCCACCTGTAGTGTCTTTTGATTGACAATAAATTACTATTGTTCCTGCTGTTGCTGCGGGTAGTGTCATAGTTGCAGCTGCTGCACCTGTGTAATTGATTACAGAAATAGTGTCTGCTGCTAACGTTACGTTAGTTGCTGTTGCTACATCTGAAATTGATAAACCAGTTAAGTCAGGCATGCCTGAACTCATTCTAGTTGTTATTGCTCCAGTAGACGTGTTTTTAGTTGCTACTTGGAAACCTTTTTCGGATCTTACCGGTCCATTAAAAGTTGTATTTGCCATGTTAATATCCTCCTAGATATATATAAATGTAGTCCCTAGGGGTGTCGACTATACGCGTCTACATTTAAGTTTGTTTAAAATTGTATAGTGATTTTTTTATATATGAAATTTGAGTAGAGTGCAAGGGATCCTTACAAAAATATACGATTTCAGCGATGTGACTTTTATCTAAGTAGCCACTGAAACTTGTGGGGCGGCATCAATGATTGCATTTTCTCTATCTGCAATCTTAGATTCTTCGAGTTTGATCTCAGTGATAACATCTCTAATAGCGTTATCAATATTGACCATATCCAGAGTATATTTACCTTCTTGCTCATACTCCAGTTGCCACCTCAACTCCAAGGACCTTTTTTGTTTGTATAGGTCTTCGGTCATGATTAACCTCCTCATAGGTTATTCTATTCGTACTATTATCGTACGAATTTCCAAGATATTCCCAGCTTATACTCTTTTCTCCAATTTTGTCAAGGATAGAGTTTTCAATAGATTTAGGACTATCTTCAGCTTTTACATCAAAAGATGCATAGTGATCATAAGCCCATATTTTAACTGTGAAATTTGTCATTTCTACCTTTCTATTTATGAAATGTGGCGGAACTATGTCCCGCCACATAATTATTTATTTATTACGCACCTGGTGATCCGAAGATACCTCTCCAGTCAGACCAGCCGAAGCTGTATCTTTCTCTGGCTTTGTATCTTACGTTTCCAGTTTCAAAATCGCCTTCCATAGCAGTTTTGATTGGTGCTCTAACAAAATGTTTTAGCCCGTTAGGACAATCTGTTTTAATGAACCATGCATCAGTATCAGTTAAGTAGTGATTAACTACATAACCTTGAGGAATCATCCCCATGTTTTTGTGTGCATTGATGTCATTATCAGCTGTTCCCACTCTTTGCGTAGACTTCATAAGTCTCTCTGCAGTAAATTGTAGCGCAGAAGGAATAATCATTTTCATTCCTTTAGCTGCAATTTTTAGACCTCTTTCATCAGTTAGTGCTGCAATGTCAATCATTGCTTGCTCTAAAGATGTTTCGTTAAGGTCCGCCGCAGTCGAAAGTTCGTTTTGCTCTGTACCAGACACAATTGTGTGGTCAGTTGCGCAAAGCTCTGTTCCGTCTCCGCCAGTGTATGAACTGTTAAACGCTCTGTTAAGAACATTTGCTGCTTTAACTTGTTTAGCGTTAGCCATAGATCTAGCTAATGCTTTTGTATATCTAGACGCAAGTCTATCATACAAGTTGTCTTCAATCGCTTCTTCAGTGATTGAAAATGCTAAAGCAAGTGTTTCATGCGTGTAACGAGCTGTGAAGGTTTCTGTTGCTGCGTCATAGTTTATACTTTGACCTTCAGGTTTAACCCCCGCATTGCCAAATCCAGATAACATAACTTCTTCTTCAAAAGCTCTGTCTGAATTTTCTTTGCTAAAGATTTCTTCATGCTCATTTGCATAGTTTTTGTACTCCAGGCCGAATAGTGCATTCAATCCTGGCTCTAACTCTTTTACGAGTTGTGATCGTGATATTGCCATAATTTAATCTCCTATTCGATTACCCTAGTGCTGTTGTTAATTTAAATACATGTTCACCAGTATTGAACGCAACGTATGCGTTGCAATTTGCTGAACCTGTATCACTGTTGTCCGGATCAGTTGATATACCGATTTGTTTAAATCCACCTGATGTAGTAACAGTTGATGTATCAATTTCTGAAGTTGATTGTCCAGTAACAGTGCTTCCTGCTACTCCGACAAAATCAAATCCTCCATGATTCATTGCTGCTGTTCCTGTACCATCATGTTGTGCTTCAAACACGATATTTGGATCCGCATACACAGAAGCTTTAAGATCAGAAGCATTAGTGCTTGCTGGATAATAAGCATTCCATGTAGGTTTACTTGTTGTTGGGTCAGTATAAAATACGCCACCGAAAACACCTAATTGTTGAGTGTCTCCAGCTGCCGCTGCTTCTATACCACCTGCTGTAACTGCTTCAACTACTTGACCAGTATAAATTGCTGTTCCGTAGTTTGCTGCTATTACATATTCTTCAGTTCTGATTTGTCCACCTGACAAGTGTCTTGTCGGTCTGAAACCAAAAGCCGCGTCTTGATTAGCCATAGTCGTTTTCTCCTTATGTACCTGCCCCGAAGGGCCTCCAGTACGGTTTATTTATTTCGTTGGAGAAGGAATCGTTAAAAAATTAACTTTTCTTTGTTCCACCGAAGGTTACACGAGTCTGTCTATCAGTATTGATAGGCATACTTGGGTGCTGATCCTTCAGAAGATCATTATCAACCGCGTCGTCTTTGTCTTGCGTAATTTTATTAAAATACGCTTCGCGCGATTTAACAAGCTCGTCAGATATCCTAGCCAGCAATAGGCCGCCAACTCCGATGACCCCTTTGTATTTTCCTTCACCCAGAACTGGATAATCTTGATCTGGATATTCATCAGCTCTTACAAGCTCGTATCCTGATCTTAATTTACCGGCCATGTTTTTTGTATCATCAAAACCCATTGACTCGGCTCTTATCCATCTGTGATGGAACCCATCTGGTGCAGGGGGTGCATCTAAAGATGATGGTGGAGTCCAAACAGTTTTTTGAGCTGTTTTAGCTCTTGTTTGACTCGCACGGGAAGTTTTTATTTTATCGTTTTGCATATGCTTATGCCTCCTTCGTGATTTTTAATTGTTTCGCATATTCTTCAAGTGGCACATTCAATTTTCTAGCGATTGCTACCTGAGATGATGTGAGTCTCACGGTGTTGCGACCAGGTTTTACACTTCGCGTCGCTGACGCTACTGTTTGTGTAGGTTTAGTCGATTCCTGTGAGTTGTTTCTACCAAATTTATGGGGAAAGTCAAGTCTCATTTGCTTGTCTATTTCAACATAATATTCGTCTGATTTAGGGTCGAAACCCTGTTGGTCAACTAGTTTTTTATGTAGATCAAACGCTGTATAAGTCATAGCAGAATCTTTTCCGAACCAATCGTTCTTTTCTGCCCACTCTTCAGCTTTTGGATCCGCTAGTGGAGTTTGAAGTGCTTGATTTAAAGAAGGGGTTTGTACAACCTGTTCTTTTTGTTCTGAAAGTTTATTTCTAAGAGTATGAACTCTTACTTCTTCCATTCCAAGTCTAGCTATTTCTTTTTGTGCGTTAACTTCAGCATCAATATCTCCTGCTTCTCTAGCTCTTACAAGCGTAGATTTAGCAGCTTCTAATCCTGATTTAACTCTGTTCTCCACCGCGTTTACATAACTTGGCTCTAGTTTAGCCATTTTAGTTTGTAAAGTTTTGTGTTCAGTTTGAACTCCTTTAGCAAAATCTAAAGCAGCTTCTTTTTGCCTTTCGGCTTCTCTCCACTTTTTAGTTAGCTTAGAAATTCTTTTTTGAACACCTTCACTGTACTGTTCTAATTCTTCTTTTGGTTTCTCGTCACTCGTTTCTTGTTTCTCGTCTGTCTTAGTTTCTTGTTTCTCTTCTTCCTTAGTTTCTACTACTTCTATTTTTTCTTCAACCTGTTTTTCAGGTTCAACAGTTTCTGTTGTTTCAGTTACTTCACTTACCTTTTCTTCTGGAAGCTCAATATCAGCTCCCGGACCTGAAGTATCTATATCAACTGTTTTTTCTTCTTTGTCTGGCATAGTTCCTCCTATGATTAAATATTATGAAGTACGGATTCTGGATTATCAATTATACCCAAAACCTCATCGTCATTTAACAAACGTACTTCACCGCCTTCTATGGGTAATCTTGATCCTGCGTATCGTGCAAAAATAACCCAATCGCCTTTTTTACACCACGGTCCCGTTGGATATTTTTCTTTGTCATAGTAAGCCAACGGACCTACTTTTAAAACATAACCGCAATTAGTTGCGATACGTAATTTCTCTAATGATTCTTGCGCAATTAAAATTCCACCTTTAGTTTTTTCTTTCGGTGTGAAAGGTAAAACTAAAAGTCTCCATCCACTAGGTTCTGGAAGTTGTGTTTTTTGCTTTTGAATATTTTCTGGATTTAGAGGTTCAGGTTCTGAACCAATTTTTTTCTCTTCTTCGTACTTTTCAGAAAGTGCGTTCCTATGTTTTGGAACTTCCTTTTCCGATGTCGATAACATTTCCTTGTTCATTTTCTTGCTCCTTCTGTTTTAGCAGGTTAGAGATTTCCTGAAGCGCGTACTGATATGCACGTGCTTGTCCTAACATATACTGATATTTCTCCATATTGTCAACACCACCAGTAATCATGGCATCACCAATTCTTTGAAGATTTTGTTGTAAAACTTTTTGTAACTTAGCAACGACTACTAATGGATCCACTTATACCAATCCTTTGTAGTATTTCGCATAAGATGGATTTGAAACTTTTTTACCACCAAGATCACCTTTAATATATTTTCCAACATATCCACCTTGATTAGCTTTTACTCTTCCACCTTTTTTATAAGATGCTATTTTACTTCTTCCTTTAATTTCTTTTCCTGGCATTATTTCTTCCCATTTCTAAATATTTGAGTTCCCTTTATACCAAAAATACTCGCGCATACAAGAATCCATAAATTTGTAAACCAGCTCGGAAGCGCCTGAAAATGGTCAAAAAACATCTTTATTTTGTCCATAGCTGCCGGATCGTCCGACCAGACCCCATATGCGAGCACCAAAATTGGCAACGTTAAAATTAATAAAACCACCTCGTCCTTATAATCTGAATCTCTCGATTCTAAAAGTTTTCCCTGGTATTCTGTCTCCCCACGAGCCATTTTTGTGGCTGCCATATGTTGTGCATCAGCCATAGCCATCTTAGTCTCTTGTTTTTTCTTATAGATGTGCGTTCCTGCGTTTAACGCTAATTTAATAGCACCTAGCCACATTAGTTCCTCCCATTCGGTCTTGGTTTCATTTTAGCAAGAGTTAACCTGTTTTCATTAGCCATTTCTTGCTTTTCAATCGAAGTATCGGCTCTTAAGTTAGCTAAATCTTCGTTTTGGTCCATTTTATCGTCATGAACGCCTTGATTCATCATTGCCTTCATTTTATCGATATTTATCTTCTCTTGAGCTTCTTTTCGCTTGCTATCATTGTCCATAGCTCTAATATCAAGCTCTCTAGCTCTTAATTTAGCGATTGGATCATGATCAAACTGTGAAGTGATCTTTTTCTCTTCATTTTTGAAGTCTTCCATCATTTCAGCGATTAAAACGGCTTTTCTAGCTTCAATTTTTTGCTGTAAAGGTGCCATTTGTTGCTGAATTTGCGGATTTTGTTGCGCCATTTGCTGCATTTGCGCTAATTGTTGTAATTCATCTTTAAACTCAAGTTCAATTTGCTCTTGTGCCATTAAACTTATGTGTTCTAAACAGTTTTTCTCAACTGCAGCACCTACTGCTGGTGCATTTCTAACCATATTAGTCCCTAAAAAGTTTAAGTGAGCTGTAATATGCGCTCTATGGTCTTGTCCAGGAAAAGCTTGAAAAGGTTGTCCTGCTAAAGCATCAATATGCTCTAATGCCGGATCTTTTGGCATCGGCTGAGGTGGTTTCTTTAAAATTAAGTCTATATCTTTTACTCCTAACGCCTCATACATGTTTCTATAAATTTCGTATTGGTTATGAAGTTCAGGATTTGAGGTAGCCAATTGCAGCTCCGTTTGAGCGAGTGAAATTCGCTGTGTTTGAGAAAATATATTAGGGTCTGCAACTGGCAATATATCTACTTTGTCGTCGAAGTCCATTTGTTTGATTTGTCTTTGGCCACCAACGACATCATAAGGATAGATCGGAGGTAGATATAATTTGAAAACTCTTGCAAGTAATGTGAATTCTTTTTTCATTGCAGCGTATAATCTTTTATGGATCGCAGACATTACTCTTGATCCTCTTTCCAACATAGCTACTGTCGTGCCCACTGCTGCTTGTTGATTCCCATCTCCTACTTGCAGGTCCGCAATAGATGCGAATCGTTGTCCTGCTTGTACCACGACGCCCATAAGCTGTAATAAGGTCTGTGATGGTTCCTTAAATGGAAGCATCATAAAAGCATCTTTAAGATTCCCACCAGGAGCATCTACATCTCTAAATTCTCCGGGCTGGATTGATTGCGCTTCGTCTCTCATTTTGATTCCACGCATCTTGAATCCTGCAGGTAAGTTTGACAAGGTTCCAGCATCGAGCAGCTGTCTTAATGCAGCTGTTGCTGTTCTTGATAGTCCACCTATCATGTGTAATAAACCAAAACCATAAAAACCAAGTCCTGGTAAAAATTTAAAGTGAACAAAATAATTAATTTTCTTTTTCATCGGATCACCAACTTCATAGTTTCTTCTGATCGATAAAATTTTTCTTGTGCCTTCTTCTAAAGTTATAATGTAAGGTATTTTAATTCCTGTTGGTTGTCCGTCTTGTCCAACATCTTCAAAACCCTCTAAATCTAAATCAGTATGACATTCTAAAATGCTAAACATTCTATCGTCTCTACCTTTAGAAACTCCTTCCAAAGATCTTTCTTTTTTCTCTGTTTCAGTTTCATTAAGATGAGTAGGATTAACTTCTATATCTCTATAGAAACCACCCACTTGTTGTTTTCTTAATTCATTCTCTGTCATTCTAACTGTGTGAATAATAGTTTCACAATCGTCTAATGAAGTTGCAGTATAAGGTACTACTAAATCATCTGCAGGAACAAATTTAGAAACTGCTCTTTGCATTAATTCATCGTAGTAAATTTTTTTAAATGTTGAACCAGCTAATGGTAAATTAAATAACATCTGATCAAACTCAGGTTCGTATTCTTTCATCTGATCCATCAATTGATAGTTCATAAAATTTTTAACTCTTTGAGACTGTTGTTCTTTATCTGGTGTAGGTAATCCAATTATTTGAGTTCTAACTGGTCCTTCTGCTGGTAATAATTCTTTGTAAGCTAAAGCTTGAAACTGAGTTACAGCTTCAGCAAGTACTGGGTGAGTAGCACCCGATGCTCCTTTAAATGGTTCTGATCTATCATCATAATTAAATCCTAATAAATCTAATCCGCTGACATATGCTCTTTCCCAATCTTTTCTTGAAGATTTATAGTCTGTATAATCTTGATGAAGATTACTTCCTAATCTATCTAAAACATCATCAGGTAATAATTCTGCTAAATTTGAATAGTGACCTTCATCTTGCCCTGGATTCATTGCCATAGGGTCAAAATTTATATCTACACTACCATCCTCATTCTGTTGTACATCAACAGGGTTTTCTGTGTCCTGCTGTTCTTCTACAGCTACCTCTTCAGGATTAGGAATGTTTAGTGTTTGCCTTACTGAATTGGGTAAAGCTTTGTCTATTTCTGCCATTTATTTTCTCCGATATTATTATGTTCTTAACTTGTTTTGAAGGAATATTCAACCCTTGTGAATTAGGCCCTCTTTTAGGGGGTACTGTAGTTGTTAATTTTCTAGTCATCAATATTATAATGAATACCTGTTTCTGGATCATAAGAATCATCATACTCTACTTCAGGGTTTACATCCTTTGGTTTAGTCCCTTTTTTCTTATGAATTTGTTTAACTGATTTACTTTTAGAAAATGCTTCAATTTCTGTTAAATCAGTTATTGCATCATCTACAGTTGTATCAATACCATCCCAGTCCCAATCTGGATCTTCAGGATGACCTGTTCTTACAGGTTCTGTTTCAGTAACTTGAAATTCATCAGGTGGTTTTTTACCTTTTGTCATTTCATCTGCTTGACCTTTTGTATAATTTAACTCATATTCTTTGTTGAAAGCTCCACTAGAAGTTCCATCAGTTCCTTTTTTAGGAGTTACATTTATACTTACGTCTCCAGTATCTGCGTGATAAATTAAATCTATATCATCTCCAGATTCAAGTGTTCCTCTCTTAACAATTTGTCTCTCGGTAATAGCTACTTGTTTAGTAACATCATCACCTTCGTTCCAGAGCTTTTTAACAAGACCAGGAAACCATTCTGGCATTCCTTTAACTTTTCCTATTGCTGGTCCTGTGTAAGTTTTGGTTCTTTTTGCAACATTTGCAACATCAGCCATTTTAAAAAACTTTCCAACAATTGGTAGTACAGCTAATGCACCTAAACCTTTTATAAAAGTTCTTCTACCTGGACTCTTTGGTGATCCTTTACCAAAACCTGCACGGCCGCCTTCGGCTGCAGACCAAGGATCAAAATCAAATTGATTGTAAGCTTCAATATTTTGCATCGCTTGTTCTGTAGCTGCTTTACGATCAGCTTTAAGTGTAGTTTCATCAAATCCTTTTGCAAGTGTAGAACCCTTAAGAAAAATATTTCCTTTAAGAAACTGATCTTTAGTTAGATCTCCTTTTAAAGCATTAATCTCTGCTAGTTTTTTATCGGCTAGTGTCTTGTAGCGAGCGTATGGAGTAGGACGTTCTCTTCCTTCACCCATTCCTCTAGCTCCCGGTTCAGTCGTTGTAAGTTTAGTTGGATCCATATTAGACATTGTATCTAAAATTTTTACATACGCTGGAGCTTTCTTAGAAACATCTAATGCTGCTTTGAAATACTCTTTTTCTTCGTCACTAAGATTAAAAGTGTCTGCATACTTTAATAAATTTTTTTCTTCTACTCCAGCTAATCCATACAAGAATCCATTGTCCATTGCTTCCCAAACATCTTTTCCTTGACCAAGTTCCATAGCAGTCAGAGCACCACCAAAAAGAATTTCACCACCAATTAATCCTAATGGTCCTAATTCTCTTGCTGTTATTCTTCCAGCCTTTAACCATTTAGATGGATTCTTAGCCATAGAAGCGTTTACTTCTTTACTAGCTTTAAATGCCTTCATAGCTTCTTCTGGATTCTCTCTTACAAAATCCATAAGCGCTTGACCGCTGTAACATTTTTGACCATAGCCTATTCTACCACCAGAAGCTTTCATAACTTTTCCTCCACCCTTGGTACAGACTGTTATTCCTGCTTTAATTGTGTTTTCTCCAACTATAGTGGCTTTAAGTTTTGTTTGATCAGCAGTAAAAGTTTCTTCAAATTTTTTTACCAAAGGTCTTGCTTCTCTACCTATTTTTGCTTCCGAAAACAAAGATTTTATAAATGCTTCAGGTTCTAATGCTTTTCCAACTAATTCGTTCCTAACTCCAGACTGTATACCACCAGGTAATGCTTTAATTTTTTTTTTATAAGAAAGCATTATTTTTTTAACTAGTTCTTCATCAGTTCCAGCAGCTTCTAATTTTTTTAAAGTATCTAATCTAATATGTCCTTCTAAACCATTTGGTTTGTGCATTGCTAATTGAACTTTAAATGGGTTTTCATTTATTCCAAAAGGATGATGAACTTGATAAGGAGATGCTTTCCAATTATTTAATTGATTTTTAGTTAATAAATTTTCTCTTAAAACTGTTCTTAATGAAACATTTGTTTTACCTTTGTAACTAATTGTTTGATCGGCCAACCAATTTTTATATTTATAAGGTAGAGACATTTCTTTAAAAGAAGTGCCTGGTAAACTGTTAATGTATTTTTCTAAATTTTTAAAAGTTATTTTTTTATTTGTTTTAGTGTCTAATAAAATTAATTTATTTTTTACAGCATCGGTTGTTAAATCATCAAGTCTTGTAACAACTTTTAATCTTGGTTCAGGGCCTTTAAAATCACCAGCTCTATTACCATAAGTTCTTTTTCTAGTGCTTTCATATAAATCTCTCCAAATTTGAAACTTTACATCTTTACCAGTGTAAGGAAAAATATCTTTAGATTTTATTAAATTTAATTTTTTTAATTCATACGCTTGTTGTTTTGCATAAGCCTCTGGTCTATCTGCTTTTAAATTTACTTTTTCTCTTATTCTGCCATCACCACCTTTAAAATAATCAACTCCTTTATAAGTTACGGACTCCAGTCTACCTGTTTTATTTTTAAGTAGTTTAATAAGTTTTGTTTTATCCTTCGGATTTAAAGTTCTTTTGGGTCTTATTTTTAAAAACTCATCTTCTAATAAAACATTAGAAGCGGCTGTTGTACTGTACTCTAATTTTGAATTTAAAACTAAATCTTTAAGTGTAGAATTTTTTAAAACTTCTTTATCTAATCCTCTTAAATAAGTTCTAAATTGTTCTGCTAATCCTTTACGAGGTTCTCCAGATTTAGTTAAAGCTATTTTAGGGTCTCCTCTGAGTCTTGAAAACCCAGTCCTGTATCCAAGGTCTTCACCCTGGAACATTCCACCTTCGCCTATAACTCCACCCTGCTTCATACCCGGACGCGTAAGATACGACATCATCTCATTGTATTCGTGAATCTTCATTACAGTTTCAATACGTCGATTAAGCCACCACTCGCTGCTAGAACCCTGCCGCCTTGATTAAACTTTTCGACTTTATATTTGCTTAAAACATCGTCAGTGTAGTTTTTATAAAAATCTACATTTAATTTTTCACCAGTTATACTTTCTAATCTATTACTCGCTTCATCTAAATAATTATTAGGATGGTTTCCCCAGCTCTCTTCATCAAATATGCCTCGTCCTGTTTTACGTCTTGATAGCTGACCAAACTGTGCTTGAGCATTATATAATTCATCTTCGTATTTTTCATAAGCTATATCGTCTAAACCACCATCATATCCTTTAGATTTATCCCAATTATATTTTTTCTTGAAATGTTTTTCTAATTTACTTTCAATAGCTGTATTAATATCCATGTTAACTTTTTTAACATCATACATTTCTCTAAATTTTTCTGGAGAGGTTGTTTGAATGTTATCTAAATACTCTTCTACAAATTTAATCTCATCTTTATTTTTAGCTCCTAGGTTTTTAGCATAAGATACTGATGGTGCTGCTTTAGACTTAGCCATACCAATGCCCCATTCATCCATATAATTCTTAACCCACTTAACTTCATCGTTAGTAAATTTCTTGCCTCTCATATTTTGAATAAATTCTGCTAACTCATCTCTGTTCATCTTGTTTCTCATTTTTGGAGAAATACCTTTAATGTCATCCACCAAAGTCATTAAACCTTCTACCGCTCCTTGAAAGTTAGTCTCATCAGCTTGTCCTGCTCCACCTTTTCTAGAAGCGAGGTTTTCTAACTTTTCACCAACAATTGGAGCACCTTTTGTAGTCACTACATTATCTTTAGGAAGACTTTTCTTTTTTCCACCTGCTTTAAAATAATCTTCTAAATTATTTGCAAAGTTTACCATTTGCATATCATCCATTTGAGAAAGATATGTAGCGTCTGTTTCAAATATTCTTAACGCATCAGCAAAAGTTCCTTTTTCAGCAACTAACACATCCAATAATTTTGGCTTTGTAGAACTTTTTTGAGTTTTAGTAACTAATTGCTTAATTTTATTAGGATCAACCTTTCCAGCTATTTTGCTGTAGTCAATACCTGCCATTTTAAGTAGATCAATGATTTTTTTTATCATTAGTAGTATACCCTCTTAGTTTTTATAATCTTCTCATCCTTATAGTCTTCAGGGTGAGGAATCAACCCTCCTTGCCTGAATCTCATAACGGCTTGAGTCATACTGTCAACAAGATCGTCGTGAT